GCTCCCTCCCCGGCTTGTCCTTCTTGCGGACCCACTCGGCCCGCCACACCGAATTGGGCTTCTCGCTGTCGAGGGGCTTCACCGCGTCGAGTTTGCCGCGCAGTTCGTCTTGTCGGTCATGGAGCATCTTCTGCCAGTTGCGGTTCTGTGCGCTGCTCTTGCCTGCGGCGGCAATGAGTTGGGGTGTGGCCCTAATCAAGTTCTCGACGCTCTTGCCGAGTTGGGCGTCGAGAACGCCCAGAACCAGCGACATTGCCATCCACTCCGGCACGTTGGCGTGGGAGAGCCCTTCGTTCCACTTCGAGATGATGCGCAACCACTCCTCGTAGTGGACGAGTCCGCGGTCGCTGTTGTTCATGCCGTGCTTGGTGGCGAGCACTCGGGCTGCGACGTAGACCCATTCGGGGATGTTGCGCGGCAGCGGCCGGATCGCTTCGGGCGGCGTCGCGGGGATGAGGGACTGTTCGGGCTTTTCCATGTCGCTCCTACAGGCCCATGTCGAGTGGGCTCATGCGGTTTCGGGACTGTCGGCGGCGACCGGGCTCACGGCGCGTCGCAATCTTCTGGACGCGCTGACGAGCGATCCAGTGCGCGAGACACCACGCGCGGTAGCAGTCGTCGTGGCTGCCGGTGGATGCTTCGAGCACGCGGCCGTCGTCGCGCAGATCGGATAGGTCGTCGAGAAGGCGCGAGGAACGTACGCCCTCGCCACTTTCGGCGATATCGCGGCCGATTTCGCAGACCGTGCGCTTCAGGGCCGCGGTCATAGGGATGCCGGCGTTGCCGTGGATGTCGCTGACGACGTGGTGGTAGCCGATGCGGCGCATTTCGTCGCAGCAGGCCAATCCGAGGCCGGTTCGTTCGACGCCGACGAGGGCCTGGCCGTATCGGTAAGCTAGACGCACGGCGATGGCGGCAAGGACGCTGGGGCGGCATCGTTCCGCGTGCTCGGCGACCATGACGGGGACGCCCCCGGGCACGATGCGCAGCACGGAGGCCACGCCGAAGTCGCCACGCGGGCCTCCTCCAGCGGGGTCCACGCCGATGACGTAGGTTGCACCGCGCTCGGCCTCTTCCCAGATCCACGTGTCCCCGTCGCGATGAATCGGCTCTTCGACGCACCGAATCAGCGCGGTCAGGGCCTCCGGGGTGATTGCGCCTGCGCCGCTGGACGTGAACGCCTCTTCGGGGCAGATCGGGTATGCCTCCTGGAATCGAGAGACGCGCCCGCGACACACGTCCTGGAGGGTTTGCCGCCGCCACGCGATCTGTTCCGCGTCGAGCGCGTACTTGGCAACGATGTTGGCCTCTTCAGCGGTGTAGACGAGTGGCTGTTCGCCGACGGGGATGCGATAGTCGGGTCTGCGCGACCATCCCGTGAAGACGCGCAAATAGCCACGCCGTTTCTTGACCCATTCCTCCGCGTCGAGCCCTTCGTTCCACGTCTGGTGGAACAGACCGCCGCGCCCTGCCGCCGTGGACTCCATGACGATGGTGTGCGCGTGCTGTGCCGCCGGGCCGATGGCCTGCAACGTCTCTTCGGCGTCCTGCCAGCGGGAAACCTCGGTGGCGTGGACCCAGGAGTGCGTGAGTCCGTGGCCTCCCGCCGCGTTCTTCGCTGATGCCGATTCGATCATCGCTCCAGTGTTGAGTACGTGTGTCTCAATACCTTTGCTTGTGAGATGTATGTGACTTGCCATTAGATTCAAGTGATCGAAAACGTTGCGGTACATGCGCATGACGTGTCGAGTCGTCTTCAACTGGTACGCGAGCACGAGGCCCATGCTCAGTGAGTCGCGCACCGTGTTCTGCGTGAAGACCGAGGCCCAGAACGTGGACGCCATGATCTGACGGGCCTTCAAGTGGACGATGCGCACGCGGTTGGTGTGCTTGCGTGCAAGCTCCAGGGCGGCGAGTGCGTCGATCTGCGGCGACTTGTAGTGGAGCGGAACGAAGACACCGCCCTCTTCGGGGCGAATCTTGCACTCGTTGACAGACCAGACGCGCAGGTCGGTCAGGGTGTCGCGGATGTACTCGTCTTCGTTGGCCCACTTCATGACACTGTGCGAGTTTCCTTGACCGTGCCTTCGGTCCACAGCGGCTTGCGCTTGTATGTGAAGTGGGCGTGCGTCGAGTCGATGGTGATGACGGGCTCCATGCCGTAGGCGTGGTCGAGGTTCGCCGCGCTACCCCCAAGGCGCACGGTCAGGATGATTTCCTTGACCGTACCGTCGGGTGGCTTGCTGCCCGGCCGCACGTAGTTGGAAAGCCGCAGCCAAACCATGCCCGGCGCACGCCGCAAGAGCATGTAGACGCCCGTGTTGACCCGCAAGTGGCGCGAATCGTGGAACGGGTGCTTGACGAATCCGCGCGGCGGTCCACGTCGCCCGAAGTCCTGGCGCACACACGCACGCTTGGCCACGACAGCCTTCTGCTCGTTGATCTCCGTCTCAATGTTGGCGACGACGCGGCCCGAAAGCCACGTCTCCGGCTTCTTACCGATGAGCACGTCGGGGAAGATGCGGCCCACTTCCTCGAACAGAGCGCGCAGTGTCGGCGGGTGCGAGCACGTCTGCGCGCCGGCTCGAACCATGAGGTAGTCAGGGGTGGTCATTGCCTTCTCTCCTTCTTCCCGTCGCCGCTCCGGTACAGCGCAGCCACAGTGGCCTCGCTCATCGTGGAGTACGTGCCGTCGGGATGGTTCAAGACGTAGGAGCCGGGGCAGACCATCACGTCGCCCTTGACGATCCAGCCGTGGTCGCTAAATGGCGCTCCGCACCGGCAGGGCGCTCCGGCTCCCACACCGCGCCAACGGGCCACCACGCTTCCCTCGAAGTTCGCCGGATCGCATCGGGCCACGCCGTCGAGCGGGTGGTCGCCGTTGCGTCGCCAGCGGGTCGCGGGCACCCACGGACCCTTGCGAACGTCTATCGGGACACGCACGATGTTCGGAATGTCCATGTCGCCGCTCCGTATGTCCACAACCGTATCCCGTGTAGTCGCCATGACTTCACGAGTTGCATCAAGTATGGAACGGAACCGAACGGGATGCAAGAGAAATCTCATGTTGACACGGCAACGTCGCGGAATGAGAATGATCGTCGGAGGTTCCATGACCTCAGTCCTCCTCGTCATCCTCGGTTGGCTCTTGGGCGCGGCGCCGCTGCTGCTCGTGTTGCGGGCCTCGGTGCGTCGCGACGCAGCCCGGACCTGCGAACTGGTGAGCAATCAACTCAAAATGGACAAGATGATTGAGGTTCGCCACGAGGCGGAACTGGCAGCCGCCGTGCGCGACGAACGCGAGCGAATCCATGCGGTGAGCCAGACGAAACGGGCCGCCGACCTCAAGATGGTAGAAGCGAAGGTGTGGTGATGGCGTTTCTTTCTCCGGCAGCGAGTCGCACGCCAATCAAGCAGCCCGACTCAGAATCGTGGCTCACGTCCATCGGCCGCAAACTGCCCGGCATGGTCGCAAGGGCTGGGGGCACCGTCGGGGGCGCCGCGCTCGGCGGCGGGGCTGGTCCCGTGGGGATCGCCGCTGCCGGTGCAGGAGGCACCATTGCCGCGGAGCCCGTAGCGTCTGGCATCGATGCCATGCTCGCGGCCCCACCGGAAGCGCCGACCGGGGGCGATCCCACGACGATGGCCCGCGCCCTGGCTTCCCGCCGCAACTCGCTTCTGAATCGCTACCGGGCGAACTTTGAGGGGGCCGTATGACGCAGGAAGAGCTGAAAAAGCAGAAGATCGACGCACTGAAGGCCAAGGCAATGGAGCCCTACGCGGCCACGCTCGCCTCGCCAACAGGGCTCGGGCCAACACAGGCCAGCCCGACCGTCGTGAAGCCCGCAGCCCCGACCCGCACGCCACGCGGCGGCTACGACGCCCGCAAGGCGCTCATGGACAAGTTGCTGGCGCGGTACTTGGGGGTCGCGCAGTAGATGAGCGTCTTTGCCGAAGCAACAAGCGACGACAGCGCACTCCTCGACCGCATCAGGTCGCGGGACACCTTGGCGCGCACCGCGTACCGGGATCTTCGCTCCGACTGGTACATGAACGTCGCGTTCCTGCTCGGGCACCAGTACGTTGAAATCGACGAAGCGACGGGCCGGATCGTGCAGCCACCGACGCCTGCGTGGCGCGAGCGAGCGGTGCGCAACATCATCGCGCCGACCGTGGACGTGTACGTCAACCGCGCGACCTCGCAATGGCCCACGTTCCGCGTGATTCCCGCGACAAGCGAGGACCAGGACCAGAGCGCGGCCGTTGTCGGCGGCCACGCACTCCAGTACGTGTCCCGCCGCGTGTCGCTTCAGAGCAAACTCAAGGCGTGTGTGCAGAATGCGTGCCTCTGCGGCACCGGGTTCCTGATTCCGCTTTTCGACGCACAACAGAACTTTCTCGATATCGATGTTCCCTCCAGTTTCGATATGTTCCCGGAGCCCGGCGCGCAGTCGCAACACGATTGCCACTGGATAATCCGCCGACACTCGTTCCAGATCGAAGAAGCGCGACTTCGTTTCAATCGTCCCGAGTTGCAGGCGAACCACGGCTTCGAGGAAGACAACATCACGGGCCGTCTGCTCAAGAGCTACGAGAGCGGCGGCAGCCAGGACCGAATCACAATAATCGAATACTGGCAGACGACGGACTCGACCTACGAAAAGGGCATCCACGCCATCGCCACCGACCAGGAAGTGTTGTCGCGGGCGGATCTCGACGAACTCGGCATCCCCGTCATCCCGATTCACCGCGCTCCGGCACCGGGTCGCTACTTCGGCCGCCCGCTCGTCACCGGACTGCGCAACCCACAAAAGGCATACAACGCGGCAACGTCGCGCATTCTGGAAAACTTCGCGTTGCACTCCGGCTTGAAGTGGCTGTCTCCGCGAACCGCCGAACTCGACGAGCCCGCGATCAACAACCTCGCCGATGAAGTCATTGAGTGGTCCGGCAACGGGCCATCGCCGCGCGAGATTGCTCCGCCGTCGCTGCCCGCGTGGATCGAGAACATGCTGGACGCGGCGTACCGGGACATCGACCGCATCTCGGGCGTGCATGAGGCCAGCCGTGGCCTGCGTCCCGAGGGCGTCACGTCGGGTCGTGCCTTGGCCTTCCTCCAGGAAGCCGATAATGTGGCCATGTCGCACACGTTGACCTCGATGGCGGAGGCGTTGTCCACGCTCGGCGGGCGCCTGCTCGCGCTATGGAAACGCCACATCCCGGAGCCACGCACCATCCAGTATCTCGGAGAGAACGACCGCTACGAGATCGCGTCGTTCTCGGTCATGGACCTCAAGGGCAACGACGTGTACGTGGAGCAGGATTCGCTACTGTGGGAGTCGCAGGCCGTCAAGGAAGACAACGCGCGACAGGACTTCGACAAGGGCATCGCCACGCTCGAAGAAGTGCGCGACGTGCTGGGCTACACGCAGGGCGGCGATCCCGCAACGGCCACGGACGCGGAGCGCGACCGGGCACGATGGGAGACGGAGCAGCTTTTCCTGGGGACGGACATCCCCGTGTTCAGCCTCGAAAACCACAAACTGCACATCGAAGAGCACCGCAAGGGCGCGCTTCAGGGCGGCAAACTCTACGAGGCCGATCCGTCCGCCCGCGACCTCTTCATTGCGCACTATGGCAAGCACGAACAGATGGCAGAGCCGCCCGCGGAGGGACCGGCCCCGACCGCTCCATCGAACGGGAGCCAGCCCGGCAAGCCGCCGCTCGCCGCCCCCGGAAACAGCCTTGCGTCCATGCTGAAGCTGAGCCCCGGAGGCGAAGAAGGTGCTTTGAGATCCGGTGGTTGGAAGGCACAACCTCAAGAGTCACATGAGGTATAGCTTGACAACAGCATGGAATGACGGAACTATTGCGATGACGCCGAATGGAACCGGCGGGAGGAGAGCATGAAACTGTATCCGGAAGATGGACAGGGAGCGGGCGGGGAAACACCAGCGGCAGCGGACACAGAGGCAACCCCGACCCCGGCTGCGACTGCACCCGCCGCGAAGACCTACAGCGAGGAACAGGTCGCGGACTTCGTGCGACAGGCACACGCGGCGCGCGACACCACTTGGAGCAAGCACCTTGCGGACCCCACGAAGGGCAAGGCCGCGCTCGCGCAGCTTGCCGCGCTGCACGGAGCGACGATTGCCGAAAAGCAGGCCGTCGCCGAAGCCGTCGAGACCGGCGACGACAGCGATCTCACGCCGCGCGAGAAGGCGATGCTGGCCCGGCTCGAAAAACTGGAGGGCGTCCAGAGGGCGGGAGAAACGACGGCGGCAGAGCAGGCGGCCACCGCAGCGATGCAGGCCGACGTGTCCCGCGCCGCCGAATCGATACCCTACGGCCGCAACCCGAAGCTCAACCAGTTGATCCAAACCCTCATTCTCGGCGACATGGTCGATCCAACGACGCCAAAGGGCATGACCGCACAGAAGCTCGCGATGGGCATTCAGTCCGGGCTCGAAAAGGTCTTCGCCGACTGGGTCAAGGACAACGGTTACATCAAAGACCCGAGCGTGGCTGCGAACCAGCCGCTTCGGGGTGGCTCGACCACCACGGCCATCGGCCCGAACGAGGAGCCGAAGTCGTGGGGTGACGTTGAGGGACAAACGGCCGCGCTGCTGCGGTCGATGAAGGCAAGGAAATAGGAATTGCCACTGTCCGCGCACGGCTTGGGTGCTGGTGGCGGCGGCGGAAAGCCATAAAGGAGAGAAAAAATGGCGGACCTTCTTACAAACACCAGTGCCCTGTTCAAGGTCGGTTTCGGGAAGATGAAGGAGTCGATGCGGCGCAAGCAGCCCTTGCTCGAAATCGTCAAGGGCAAGCCGCGCAAGCTCGTGGGCTCCGGCAAGTACATGGAGTTCCCGGTCCACCTCCGGGGAGACGCGGGTACCGGCTCCCGTGGAGAGGGCCTGAACACTCCGGTCCCGACCAACGACGTGGTGGAGTCCGCCCGTGTCCGCGCCCGGAACGTCTACGGCGTCATCCGGTGCTCGGGCCAGGAACTCAAGCTCTCCGAGAGTGACGAGGACGCCTTCGCTTCGTATCTCACGAAGAAGAAGGAGTGGATGTCGGACGAACTGGCCCGCGAAATGTCGCGCCAGATCCAAGGCGACGGCTCGGGCATCCTGTGCCGCGTCACGTCCACCGGCAACATCGCACCACACACCGTCGATGGCGCGGGCAACCAGCGCACCGGCGCGGCAGCCCAGACCCCGGTCGCGGGCGGCACGCACTACCTGCGGCCCGGAATGCAGGTCGCGTGCATCGAAGTCACCATCGCCACCGGGGCCTACGTGGGATTCAACCCGGCGGCCATCGGAACCATTCTCTCGACGACCTCGCCAAACACATGCACGTTCTCCGCCGCGCTGAACATTGCCGCAGCGGGTGTCGGCAACGTCAACGTCCTGGTGCGTGCGTCGCTCGCGACCGTGGCCGACTACGCCTACTCCGTGGAACTCTGGGGGCTGAACGCCGCGATCTCGCAGCGCGACCCCTCGCTCTGCGGCGGCGTCGCCTCCGCGCAGACCGCGTTCCAGAACGACGCCTACCTGGAGATCAGCCGCACCACCTACGACGAGTGGGCGAGCGTCGTCAAGGGCAACTCGGGCGTGCTCACTCCGCTCACCCCGGACCTGCTCCCGATGCACGAGGTCATCCGGCGCATCCACGACCGCTGCGGCGAGTACCCCACGCACGTCCTGATGGCGCCGTCGGTGTACGAGTCGTACATCTCGGCCCTGTCCGGCGACGTGCGCTACGAGCCACAGAAGATCAAGGGCGGGTTCTTGGCCGGCTACCCGAGCTTCGCGCACGAGAAGGAGATGCCCATCGTCCGCGACCCGGCAGCCGCGTACAACCAGGCCCAGTTCATCAACGTGGACAAGATGGAGTGGCTGGAAGGCCGCGCCCTCCAGTGGGACGACATCGACGGGTCGATCCTGCACTCGATCCCCGGCACGGACCTCTACGAGGCGAAGATGGTGTTCTACGGGAACCTCGGATTCGAGGAACCGTACGGCGCCGGGAAGCTCGTGGACATCGAGACCCTGACGGCCGACTCTTACTAGCGGTCTGACGTGGCGGGGAGGGCGTCGCCGGCCTTCCCCGCCGCACGCAAGGACAACGGGCGTAAAACGGAGGCTTTCCAATGGGCAAGAGTGGCGGCATCAAGAACGCGAACATCTCCACCGACTGCGGACTCGACAACCTCAAGATGGCGTTGTTCCGCAACGGCGAGTACAACGGCTTCTTCTGGAAGGACGACTTCTGCTACGCGAATGCCAGCGTCGCATGGTACGGCGCGGGCACGCCGTGGACGATTGCTGGCACGGGCGGCACCGCCGCCGGACTTGCGGGCCACGGTGGCATCGTGCGGCTGGCGACGAACAGCAACAACGTAAACATGACAGGCCTTCAGTTGGTGGACTTCGACAAGCGGCCGAAGTTCATCTACTTCTTCCGCACGGCGGCCACGCTGGCTGACTCCGTGCAGCAGATCGGCATCTACAAGGACGGCAACGAGTTCGCTGTTCTCCAGGCCGACGCGGACACCAACGCGGCGTTCCGGTTCCTGCACGCGGCCGGCGCGGCCACCACGACCGAGACTTCGAGCGTTCCGATTGTGGCGTCCACTTGGTACGGCCTCGTGCTCGAGGTCGGCGCGCCCACGGGCACCGGCGGCGCCAAGCGATTCCCGGTGTCGTGCAAGCTCTACAGCCCGACCAGCCCGACCCCGGCGGTGATCGGTGGCGGGTCAATCACGGACGCTGACACGCACCTTCCCTTCGCGTTCAACGGTTCTGCCGCGGCGGTTCGCCACCTGGACTTCGATCTCATCGCCATTGCGGCGAACAGGTAGGACCATGCGAGAGTACGCGAAGCCACTGCCGCCGTTCCTCCGGGTCCGTGCCGCCGAAGGGCTCGAAACGGCGCTCTACGCCTTCGACCCCGACTGCGTGCTGGCCTACAACACCGGCATGGAGCGGTGGCAGGTCTGGACGCTCGGCAAGGTGTCGCACAACTGGATACCCGTGCTGACATGGGAAACCGAAGAGGGCGAACTGCGGGCGCCCGACCACCTCATGATCGAGGTCTTGCACCGGGCGCGCCTGGATCGGACGGCCACGCCGCAACTCTACGTGCGCGCGAAGATGGCACAAGAGGCCGACCTCGAACGCAAACGGAAAGCGGCGGACCTGGAGCAGGACCGGCTTCTCTTCAAGGACAACATCCGCGGCGTCGTGCGTGACGCGGAATCCGTCGGCACGCCGCATTTCCAGACAAAGGAAGACCGGCGCCTGATCATGGCCGCTTTCGACCGCGAGTGTGAGGCGCGCGGTGATGGTGAGTAGACGTGATCCGCTCCGAAGCGAGAACGCTTCTCTCCCTGGTCATCAACAGGGCCTCGAACTCCACCCGGTGGGGCCTTGACGAACTCAATCTCTGTCTCCAGCAGGGCAACAATGAGGTCTGGTATCACGTAGCGAAGAAGGGCGTGTCGCACCTTCTGGCGCGCGTGTCGTTCACGTTTCCAGCCACGGCGGATCGCGTGGATCTTTCGGCCGAGGGCTACATCGGCAGCCAGTGGGACCGCGTGATCCGTGTCGTGTCCACACCAAACAGCGGCGCACCGGGGCCGGGCAATGTCCCGTCTGACCTGGAGCCCGTTGACTTCCCGTCATCTGGAGGCATCGCGTACCCGCTCGGGTATTCCATCGCTAGCACCAGCTACCCGTGGAATGTGGGCACGTGGCGGTACGCCATTCAGGGCAACTACCTCTACGTGGTGCCCGGGGGCACACAGCAAAACCTGACCGTGGAGTACGTTCCAGTTGCGCCGAATCTGTCCGACGGGGCGACGCCCGACAACAACGTCCTGCTCGGCGGCCAACTCCTGCGGCTCCATCAACTCGTCGTGCTCGAGGCCGCACTGACCGCGTTCTCGAAGTCGGAAGAGGCGATTCCCGAGGGACTGGCGACGAAGCTGAAGCAGGAGAGGGAGATGCGCGACTCGTACCTCGCGACCCCACGCACCGCACACCGGCCACGCTCCGTGCGTATGCCCTACGGGCCGTGACATGGCGACAAAGGAAACACACAAGGTCGTGGCGCCACACAAGGGCTTGCAGACCGTGCCGTCGCGGTACGCCGCCGGCTTCTCGGCATTCGAGGCCAACACGGATTCGAGTGGGGGCACGATCCGCACGCGGCCCGGCTACACACGACTCGCCGCCATCGGCGGTCCCGGGCGGGGACTCTACGGCATGGAAACCGTGGACGGCCAGCGGTACCTGCTCACGATCCGAGTCGTCCACGACACGCCCACCGCACAGGGCAGCGTGGACTTCTTCCTCTACAACACGTCAGGGGTGGTCGTTCTCAGCGTGCGACTAACCAACGCCTCGGCGACGAAGGCCCCGTGGGTATTCGGAGAGGTCGGCGACATCGCCTATTTCTCGAACGGTTCGTCGCCCGTCTACGCCTTTGACCCGCTGGTGTTCTCTGTGGCCGAGGTTGCCGCGATTCCGGGCGAAAGCTCGGGGCAAAACAACTATCTGGCGCGGATGCCGCGACCGTCCATCATCGCGGCACACGAGGGCCAGGCGCTCTACGGTGGACTCGCCGCATTCGTCGATGTCCCCGTGACGAACGAGGTCCAGTTTCCGCAAGACATTCTCATGGGCGCCATGCTGAAAACCGCGCAACCCGAGAAGGCGTCTTTCGTGATCTACACCGACCGCATGGTGGTGTTCTCGGACTGGGGTGGCCCCAACAAGATCGCGCTGAGTTCCTGGTTCGGCGTCTTCGACGGGGAACCCATCACGGGCCTCGCATCCCTCGACGGCACCGTGTACGTGTTCACCCGCACCGCGATCTACATCACGACGGGCTTGAATGTCGGCGCCGACCAGAGCTACCAGACGCACAAGATCGCGGAGCACGTGGGGTGCGTGGCCCATCGCACCATCCAGCAGGTCGGCAGCCGCCTCGTTTTTCTCGCGGAGGATGGCGTCTACGCCATTGGGCCGGAGGGGCTTGCCAAGGTGTCGCCACCGCTCGACTGCTTGATGTCGAACACGTGGCAGCCGACGATTCCTCGTGCATGGTGGCCGCTCCTTCTCGATATTGGGTACCCCTGGCGCGTGTCGCACGGCGCGATGTCTCGCGCTTCTGCGGTCACGGTTCCTCGTCAGGGGTACTACCTCGTGACGATCCCCACGGCACGCGGCGGTGACTTTGGCTTGACTCTGGCGTGGAACTACCAAGACGACACATGGAGCCCGTGGCTGCCATACCAGGCCGCGGGCCGGGCGGCGTCTGGTTTCGAGCCCTCGGCGTGGACCCGTTTCCGTACCGACCTCGAAACGGTGTACTTCGTGAACGAGAACGGCGACCTGTGCCGCCTCAACCCGTTCGGGTCGCGCACATTCGACCGGGACAAGACGACGGGCGCTGCGGCCAGAATCCCGATGTACTGGGCAACGCCGCTTACTCCCGTTGCGGCGGCGGAACACCGGGCGGCCTACAAAGTGCTGTTCCACCTGAAGGGCACGGGCAAGTCCACGACCGACGGCTACCCGACGTGGGTTATTTCCTCGGAAGAGGCGTCGTACACCATTGGCGTGGAGCATTCCGGCACATTCGAGATGCACCCCGGTGCCGGGCTCACTCCGCCCGACACGTACTTCTACAACTCGTGCAAGTTCAACGACGGCACGAAGTACACACCGCAGACCGACGTGACAGTGGAGCAAGAGTTCAACGTCGTGGGCCGCCGCATCCAGATAGGCGTGAGTGAAGCGTCATCGGTCGGGATTCGACTGGAACTACAGGGTATCACGTGCGAAAACATGATACTCGGGATGGCGCCATAGATGTTGCAGCGCCGCATCAGTCCGCACGCCCGCCCCGCCGTCCCAACGAAGAGACAGGGACAACGCGCGCTGGCCGATCTCAGCCTGAAGCAGCACATCGTCGTGAAGCCAGGCACCGCGATCCAGCCGATCATCAACGCCTCTCTCGCGGGGCAGAGCATCTACCTGCTGCCGGGCGAGCATCCCGTCTACGAACCCTTGGTACTACGCGGCGACGGTGCCGCCCTGTTCGGCCAACGTGGGGCTACGATTCTGCGGAAACTCCGGGCCTTTACGGAACCCATGCTGTCGATTCCCGCCAGCACCGGAGGGAACCTGACCGAACGCTGTACCATCGCTGGACTCACGCTTACGTGCAAGTACGGGACGGGCAGACAGATCGAACTCAAGGGTCGTGACCACGTGCTCTCAGACGTGATCTGCGCTGCCGAAGTGGGCGTGCAGATGGCCGCCGGGATCTGGTGTGAGGCAGGATTCACCCTGCTGCACAACTGCTACGTGTTCACCGACGCACTGGCCCGCAGCGAAGCCGAAATCTGGATTCCGGATGGGACGATGAAGTGTCGCGTGTGCTCATCTTGCGCTCCGGCAGCGGGGGCGGTCATCAGCTATCGGGGAATCGATCTGCACGTCAACAATGGGGCCAACATCCCGGCCGTCACGGTGAGGTAGAACATGGCAATCATACTTCCAGCCTTTGCCATCGGCGAGACCATCGATGCGATCAAGATGCAGGCGTTCGCGGATGCAATCACCGCGAAGTTCAACGCACTCATCGACGAAACGGACACGAAGTATCCGAGCGCCGTGGACTCCATCCCGTTCGTGGTCGTTGGCGCGCTCGGCGCGGCCACGGGCAGGTGTGTGGTGGCGGTTCCGTCCGCGTGCTACGCGACGTTTGTCTCCGCTCGCATCGGGGCGGCCGGCGGCGACACGATCAACCTTGACATCGAGTGGTCCATTGATGGTTTCGCAACGGTCAACAACCTGTTCGCTGCGCCGGGCACAGTGCTTCTCACGGGCGGGCCGACGGCATCGGTCTATTCCGGCGCCCAACTCGCAAACCAGAGCATCCCCGCCAACGCGCAGATGCGGATCAACCTAGTGGTCGGCGGTGGCGCTCCGGTTGACCTTACCGTGCTGGTGCGGACAAAGCGGTATGCCGTGCAGTACAATAGCAACCCGGCGTGAGGTGACACATGGGCTTCGGCATTGATCCCAACCAGAAGAAGAAGGCGAAGGCTGGTCCGTTCGGCGTGGACGCCACGGCGGCGGGTGCCAGCAAGGGCGGCGGATTCGCGTCGAAGTACGCGGCCGAAGACACGGACATGTCGGCGGCACAACCCGGCCCTGGCGTCGGGGAGGCGAACGTCGGCAAGCAGGAGATGGCTGCGCCCGAAGCCGGGCCGAAACTGAAGTACATCCCTGGGGGCAAGGAGACCCCGACGCCTGGCAGTGAAAAGCACCCAGCGGAAGACAGCGGGGGTGGCATGGGAGGTCCATCAGCTCTCGACGACAGCGAAAACATGGCCCGCTTTGTGAAAGGGAATATTCCCGAAGATAGCGAGACAACGACATTTGGCCCTGACGGAGAAGTCCACAAGTGGAAGGGCGGCAAGGAGATTTCTGCGACTGGAGAAGTGGGAGGGACAGACTCACAATGGGCTCCGAAATGGGGAAAGGCCAAGGGGGAGCGAGAAATCCTCGGCGCACTACAGGGAGAAGGCGTTGATGATCAACTCGCCGCCCTGGAAGCGCAGAAGCAGGCCGGGCTCGGGAACCTCGAAGCCGAAGAGGCGCAGGGCGTCCAGGATCTCGCCCAGTCTATGAACGAATCCGGCATCGGCGTGTCCGGCGCGTTCGGCGCGGGCAAGGAGGGCTACACCACTGCCGCCAACCTTGCGCAGCAGTCGTATGCCGCAGACATGGATGTCCAGAAGGCGCAGATGGAAATCGACTGGAAGGTCAAGAAGCTCGAAACGCAACTCTCGGTCTGGGGCACGACGATGACCGAGGAAAACAAGAAGGCAATACAGGACGAGATCAACAAGCTCAAGAAGGAGGGCACCGATCTGGAGAAACAGGCCACCTACGAGTCGGCCAGCGACGTAATGCAGACGACGCTTGCCAATGCCATCGCCGACTATGACAAGTCCGACGGTCCCGATCTGCCCGCGGGCGTGAAAAATGACGCCTACAAGGCACAGGGAGAACTACTGCAAGCCGTTCAAGACGGCAAGTTGACCTACCAGGAAGCTGAGGCCCTGTTCGCCGAGTACGTGTCGTTGATGCAGACTTCCGAATACATGGGCGGGAAAGTCGACGCCGAGGGCTTCTATGCTTCCGTAGAGGCGTGGAAGAAGAAGATAGACGAAAAATACGGCACCCAGTTGGGCGAAGTGCCGCCCACGGACGAAGAGGTTGCCTCGGGCGCGGCACGGAACAAGGCGCTGTTTGAGGGCTTTGGCGTATAGGAGACGACAATGGCTTTCTGGAAAGGCTACGACCCAGTAGAAACCGTCAAGGCGCAGCGGTGGCGTCCATCTCCGTGGACTCTGTTCAAAGAGGGCGCCGCTGAGGGCTTCGGCAAGGCCATTGTCGAGGCTCCCATTCGCTTCGGCACCGAGATCGCGGTGGATTACGTGTCCCCGACGCGGCAACGCGAGCGGGAGCACATGGGGGCCGTGGAGAAGCAGGCGGCTGGTGTGCTTGCGGAGACAACGGCGGAAAACAAAGCCAGGGGCGAGCGTGCGACAGCGACGGCCAAGGCGCTGTTTGATAAGGCCACGAAGGATCGCCAGCAGCGCGAGGAGCAAAGCCGCAGGCAGGCAGGGGCCTTCCTCGTCAGTCCTGAGGTGCCGAGGGCGCCTGGCGCTGGCCCGCGAAGCGAAGAGGTGCCGTTGCCCGAAATCGGCCCGGTCGTGCCGCCGCCGCCGTCGCGGGTGCTTCCGGCTGGCGCACAGGGGTTGCTGGACACGATCCGCACTGGCAGACAGGCTGCCGAGCAACGCGAGCAAACGCAGGGGTTCGCTCCCATCGCCGGCCCGAAATCGCCCATGCCTCGCGCGGTGGAATCATTCGGTGCTCGACAACTCCGTGCAGAGCCCGGCCGTGCGCCGTCCTATCGGGTGGAGCCCGAAACGGGGAGACATCTCGCTCGCGGCTACATTTCGGGAGAACCGGGTGCGGGGGAAGAGGAAATCGTCCTGCCGGGTTCGGTGCAGAGCGAGTTCGACATCATGTTGCAGCAGGCACGAACCGAGAAGGAAAGGGCTCTGGCCGCGAAGGCGCTCCGACAGGGAACGGGAAGGGGCGGGGCACGCGAGAAGCCCTGGACGACGGTTGACATGGGGAGAATTGGCGACCAGTACGGTCTCGACAGCCCTGAATACCGTGCGGCGGCGGGTGCGGTGCAGGCCGGGGCTGGGGCCAGAAAGTGGGCCGAGCTTCTGAAGTCGCAACGAGCCTTTGCTGGCGGCATGACGGGCGGTGCCCCCCCGCCGGCTGGCCAACCTACCAAGCTGACTCCCGCCGAAACACGCGCACGGGCCGACGAGCGAGCGGACTCCCGACAGAAACTTGCCGAACTCAAGGAAGAACGGATTTCCGACGCAGCCGCAGTCCGCGAAGGCCGGCTGGATCGGGGTGAAGCGGCGCGTCGTGCCGCCCTGCGGGTCCAGGCCGCCGGCAAGGTGGACATTTTCAGCGATCCCGAATTGCTGGACATGAAGGACGAAATCCTGCGTGGCGCCATGAGCGGAACCGTGTCACCGCCGCAAGGAAAGACCTACGATCTGGATGTTCTCATACAGAAACTGGAGGGCGGCGGCAAGTTGAGCCCAGCCGAACGGACATGGTTTGATGCCGAAAAGAAGCGACAGGGGATGTAATAGGCATGGCTCTTCCTGTCACACAAGATGCGCTCAAGGACATCGAGGATCTCAGGAAACTCGCGACCCGCAACGCCATCACTCCGCCCGCGGACTCGTTCCTGGTCAAACTCGGCACGTCCATGCTGCCCGAGGAGCCCGCATCGCTCATCCAGTCCCCTGAGACGGTGGCACGCGCGGCAGACGAACGGCGACAGAGCCAAGCCGTAGCCGCGCGAGAGATAGAACTAGAGACGCCGCATCCTCTGCCGCCCGGCATCCAACCCGTGACCGTAAAGGAGCCCGGAATGGGCATCGGGCGCACTCCGGGGTTTCAACTTCCGGGGCCGAGTGTGGATGAACCCGGCGCCGAGCCCCGCCGTGTCTATGGATGGTCGCCGGAAGCGGCTCGGAAACTCGGACGTATCGCCGAGATCAAGGGCCCATTCAGTGAGATACAGGGGGAGGAAGTCGAACGCAAGGCCGCGTGGCGCAAGGCCGCGAACGAACGCCGACTAGTGAACCTCTCGGAGATCCGCGAAGAGATGACTGGCATCCGACCGTCCGAAGTGGAGACGGGCGTATCTGGCGAGAAGGAGCCCATTGACTGGAGACCGTCGTTCCCTGAGAAAGTGCGTCGCGGCGTCGTTGCGGTGGGGGAGGGCACCCTGGCTGCTGCCGTGGCTCTCGGTAAGGCCGCGCCGGGTATCGTCCTTCGAGACCCGGTGACACAGCGCGCAATCGCGGAGACCGCCATCGACACGGCGGAGCAACTGGGCGAGTTCGGCAAGGTGCTCGCCGCCGATCCCGTGGGCGTCCTCTCGAAAATGTGGGAAGAAGATCCGGTGATGGTCGGGCAGATTCTCGCCATTCCGCTCAGTGGCGGCGGGTCGATCCTCACCGCGCTTGAACGGCTGTCCACGCGGATTCCCAAGCTCGCGGGCGTGCTGAAGACCGTCGGCAAAGTAGGCAGGGTGATGAAGGCCGCGGGCGGTCAAGCCGCTGCGGCGCCCGTCAAACTCGGGTTGACAGCCACGGGCCTGCCGCTCCCCGGGTCGTACGTCTACGACGCAAGCAAGTTCATTGCGGGCTCAGACATCATGCCGCCGTCGCTGCGTTCTGCCGCGCGTCGTGTCGTCTTGAAACCCACGGCGGCAATCGAGACGCTTTCGCCGGAACTTCGGGCGTTGGCCCGAACGCAGACGATGCCGGGCGTCGAAGATCGGATCGCTGCCGAGGCCGCTCTGTCGAAACTGTATGGAATGGCAGAGGACACGGTACATCCCATTTCCGGTGAAGTAACGAAGACCCGCGACCTGTTCACCGAGATCGTCCACGCGCAGCCGGAACACTGGCGCAAGCAAGTCGCGCTGGAGGGTCGCTCGACGCAGTGGGTTGACCCGAAGACGCAGGCGCGCTACGGCGGCAAGGTCGCGCTTCCCGACGACGAAGTGACGCTCGCTCGCCTCAAGATGGTAGACGAGCCGGAGGGGCTGGACGGCAGCGAGTTCATGCGCAAGAAGCTGCTCGCACGGCAGTTCGCGGGCGACAAGGAACTGCCGCCGACGCTGGAAGAGTACGGCGTCACGGTCCAGTGGCGAGATGCGGCGGGCAAGGTCTACAAGCCCAAGGATCTGCCCCCTGACGCGGCGAAGCTCAAGGGGCTTACCGTCGAGTACGTGCCTGTGGACTCCGGCAGGGCGCCACCACAGGAAGCGCCGTGGCGACTGTCCTTCCAAGAAAAGCAGGAGCAGACCGGCGTGCCGATTCGACCCGCGCCGGAACGCACCGGCCCGCCCGAACTCGGCGAGCCCGTCGCCGCGATAAACCAGCGGGAGATTGAGTTTCCACTACCGGAGAAGGGGCCTGCGCCGAAGCCGGGCCAGACCATCGGGGGGCTACCCACCCCCGTGCGTGAGGGCGTCGATTTCTCTGCGGGCGCTCCCTGGTCCCGGCCCGTGGATTGGGAGAAGCTGCCGCCGGACATCGTGGGGGCAGAGCGGGTGGATTTCCCGATCATGCCTCCGCCGGGGTTCTCGACGGCGGCCAAGACGGCCGAGAGAGTGGCCGGAAAACCGCTACCAAAGCCAACCATCGCCGCGCCGCAGATCGTTTACGAAGTACTCAAGAACCAGAGCGCTGCTCCACTGCGCGCGTTCGACGTGACCGCAGACCAGTTCGTTGCTCGCTTTCAGGGGCGCCCCGAGATCCAGAACATGCACCCCTACAACCGCGCCGTGGCGTTACGGGAAGCGCACCGGGAGATCGTCACAAAGCTCCGCGAGAAAGGGCATCCGATTGCCCCCGGAGTGCTGGCCGAGTACCCGGACGTCGCGGCGACTGGCGAATCTGACATTCAACTTGCGCGAGAATTCACGCCGCCGCCCGAGAAAGCCACGGGCGAGCTTCGCATGGGGCCAGTCGAGGTCACGCCACCGCCCCCGGAACCGCGTCTCTTTGAGGCAACCGAGCAGCGCGGCCCGCCGTCCGTTCTCCGCCGGCCGCGCCCCAAAGTTGGACCGCCAACAGCGCCGCTTCCCGAGCAAGAATCCCGGTTCGCCGTTGGGGCACCACCGGAGGGACCGCGACCGCTGCCGCCTTCCGGGCCGACGGGCGTGCTTGGCAAGCGCGACGCGCCGGAGGTGCCATTCTTGCGACCCGGAGAGGCGTACCCCGGCCCGCCGCGCGGACTGCCCGATGGCGCGGCGGTCCAGGGAGAACTGCCGCTGATACCTCCGCCACGCGGCGGACTGCCGACGCCGTTCAAGCCGATCACGCTCGCCCCGGAGGGCCAGCCGCCACTCGTGGTGTCAGAGGGACCGGGCGGGAGGATGGTTGCGGCAAAGCCTACAGAGCCGCCCAAGATGCGCACCCCGAAGTTGCCGAAGATGTCCGATGAAAACCGGAGCCTTGTCCGCGATATCGTGCAGCCCGTCCGCCAGGTCATCGACAACCTCGGTGCCCGTGCGGCCGAACTCGGCATCATCGAAGGCGAAGACCTGATTAAGCGGTTTGGATCGTACCTGTCTCGGCGCTATGATTGGGATGCGCTTCTCAAGAAGAATCCCGAACTCGCGCTCAAGATGAAAGTCGTACAGGAAGCACTCGGGACGGATTCGGCCGTTGAAGCGGCTGCGGCCCGGTACGGCGAGTTCCTGCGCTTCAAGAGCGACGGGCAGGACATGGCCGCGCGTCGCATCATCGGCGACCTTCCGATGCAAACGCTCAAGGAAGCATATGAACTCATGGCGGACGGCCCCAACGTGGTCCGCGATACCACGTTCCGGCTTGCCAACGCGGTGTCTCGCGGAGAGTTCATGAAGGGCGTGTCGGAACTGCCCGGCGCCGTGACTTCCGAAGCGAAGTTGCCGTCGGGATGGAAGCGCGTGCCCGTCACGAAGCTCGCCAGCGGCAGACCGTCTTACGGCCCGCTCGCCGGCAAGGCCGTGTCGCCCGAAGTCTGGGACGCGCTCCAACTGCTTGAGGACTTGAACGAGGGTGCAACGCGGTCCGTGGGGTGGCTAGCCAAGGGAGAGGCCGGCGTCAAGGCGTGGAAGCAAGTCCATGTTCTCTGGCCCTACAACGTCGGCGCCTTGCCCCGTAACTTCATCAACGCGACTTTCAATCAGGCGGTCATGGGCAATCTCGCGCCGTGGCATGTGGACAACGCGAAAGTCTACGCGCGTGTCGCGGGCCAACTTCGCAAGGGCGGTGCGGACCTCGACGAATGGCGGGCGGCGAGTGCTGCGTCAGGCGGTCGCTCTTTGCTTGACGACTCTCGGATGCGTTCCGCTGTCATGGATGCGGTCGGTGGCATGACGTGGGAGAAGGCGCGGGCTGCTCTACGCAACGGCGTCAAGCAGGACGTGGACTGGCTCAAACTGGCGAAGAAGTGGGGACTCGACAAGCCGGCAGAACTGTATGCGGCGTCCGACGAATACTTCAAGGCCGTCGCGTACACCATCGTCCGAGAGATGCAGCGAGCTTTCGAGGGCGGCGGAGCGGGCGCGAAACAGGCCCTCAAGCGCGCCGCGGGCTTCTGGGGTGACGACGCACAGGCCATGCTCGCAGGCGGCCCGCGTGCCGCGCTACGCCACGCCTACGAGTCGTTCCTTGACTACTCCGACGTGCCGGGTTGGGTTTCTGCTGTATCCCGCTATGGCGTCGCGCCGTTCTACAAGTTCACGGCCCTGACGGCGGAGCAGATCACGAACTACTTCCGCCGCCGGCCGCTGCACTCACTGGCGCTGCGTGCGCTGGGCGACGTGTCCGAGCGATTCCTGTCCTACGCGAGCGGCTACACGCCCGAGCAGGTCGAGGAAGCGGAACGGGTATCCCCGGCGTACCGTGGCTCGCAGGTGTTCGTTGGCCGCGACTCGACCGGGAAACCCATGTTTGTTCAATCGCAGTACATGGTGTCCGCCGGCTCGCTGTGGTCGCCGCAACGGGAAGGCGGGGAGGGTGGCGCCACGCAGGCGTTGTCGGAAATGGTCTACGGCGGTCCCGTGGCGCAAACGTTCATGCTTGGCACCAGCCTTGGCCCGGCTCCGTCCGCGGATTGGTTCACCGGCAAGCCCTTTGTGCCCGCTTCCGCGCCGGGGGAGATCAAGCGAGAACGGGCAGCGGAACGAGCGGGCCAACTCCTCATGCCGCCGGCGATCTCCTGGACGGCACCGGCCATCGCAGCGGCATGGAGGGGCGAGTCCGCGCCACACCAGACGACGGTGCAGTCGGTGCCTGCCGCCATTGCGGGTGCGTTGTCCGGCACGAAGCTCGCGTCCGTTGACGTTCCGAGGCGAAAGGCGGTGCTGGCTGCGGATCTCAAACGACGGCTCGCGGAACTCACAGGAGAGATCACCCGCCTGACAATGGCCGGCGACGCAGACAGCATCGGCCAGATCCCGGCGATGATGCGCCAGAAGCAGTCGCTTCAATTCGAGTACATCGAACGCATCCGGGGTGAAAAATGAACCTTGACCCTCGCAACTTCCGTGGTACGATACCAGCGGCCCGTGAAAGGGCATGGAAGTCCGTGGACTTGACAAGCAATACTTCATGTGATGCGCGAGGTTTGGATTGAACAGTTCATTCCTCCAGCAATCGACACTCACCACCGACGGCCAAGTCGTGACGATGGGGCCACACGGCAACAAGACTCGCGCCACACTGGAAATGGAGCGCCTAGACGGCAACCCCGCGTCTCTTGCCTACGAAGTGCAGTACGTCGCGGACGGGCCGTGGACCGTGCTTCCCGGCAGCCCCAACGTGCTCGGCGACGGCAACGAGGCCTACACTTGGTCTGCCTACAACGCATGGGCGTACCGCTTCACGTTGACGCAGGGCGTGCCGCCGACTGTTGGGATCAAGGCAACGCTCAAGCTCTGGAACGAGGGCGACGTTGATCCGCCGCTCACGCCGTCCACAAGCAGCTATCAGGCAGACAGGATTGCGACGTGAGAACGACCCATCTTCGGCAACTCACGTTCCTTGCCGACAGCGCGCAGACCGTCTCGCCCAAGGGACAGAAGGCAAACAACTTCGTCGAGTTCGACCGGCAGGGTGGCGCCGTGGGCAACGTGGCCTACGAGCAACAGCACTTTCAGGGCGGGTTGTGGTGGACCGTCGCGGGCAGTCCGAATGCCGCCGATGGCGTGGCTGCTTGGACGAACCACGTCTACGCGATTCGCTTCACCGTGGCCGGCATGGCGCCGGGGCCGGGCGTGCAGATCGTAGTAACGGTCAAGTGCTACAACGAGGGCGACTGCGATCCGGGTCTGACCGAGACGACGAGCGCGTACCAAGCCGACAGGATCGCAACGTAGGGAGCAGCCATGTTCGCGTCGAAGCACATGCCGAAAGAATACGCCGGGAAGTCCACAAAACCAGGCATGGGCGGGCGCATGTCGATGATGATCGACGACATGATGGCGGAAGACCCCGACATGTCGATGGAGCATGCGCGCAAGATTGCAGCCGCGAGGGGTCGAGAAAAGTACGGCGTGGGGAAAATGGCCAAGTGGTCCGCCGCCGGACGCAAGAGGAATACATAGTGGCGCAGAGCCTCCGCACCGTTCTCTCCCTCACGCTCGACAGCGCGTACGTCAACGGCGGTGCGCTCGACATGCCCGTGGACGTAGACGAGTGGGTGAACATCTCGGTAGACGTACCGGCAACCGGCGGCGGGTCGGTCGTGATCGATCCTGTGGCGCTCGGCATCGGAACCAGTTACGGGATTCTGATCGTAGCTCCGGCCGACATCCTCATCAAACCGACGAACCTGTCCAGTCCGTTCCAGGGCCGTGTCTTCCTGCTCGCGTCGGGGTCGCCGGCGGACATCATGCCCGCGCCGGGAGCGGAGACGTACACGCTCTCGGGCGTGGCGGCTACGGTGACAAATGTGCGCGTAATAGTTTGGGGCACCTAACGGAGGGTCAACATGGCTGACGGTAGAATCAATCTCGCGGGTGGCTTCCTGGTACTGCTCGATGGCGGAAACCTGTCCGCTGACGATCAGGGCCGGCTGCGGATATCCACCGCCGCACTCGGGGACCTCATGCGCATCAAGACGATCAGTGAGGAAGCGTACACGGACGGGCAGTTGCTCTACGTGTCGGGCTTCCAGTTGGTCGGCACCGAATACTACGCCGAGGTCAAGCTGGCCGACGCCACCGCCGGGACCGCGCACGAGGCAGTACTCGTCGCCGTGGGCGCCGCACTGCTCGGGGCGACCGGAGAAGCGACCAACGCGCGGTGGCTGCTCAATCAGAACACCGCGGCCGGCGCCGAGGGGCAGGCCGTCTACCTTTCCGGCACCGCTGGCGGATGGACACTGACGCCGCCCACGGGTGCAACAAGTCTTCAGCAGATCATCGGCTTCGTCGCCGTGGTGGACGCAGCGGTCGGCGCGATCCGCATCTCGCTTCCCGAGTCCGCGCTGCCGGTCCACACACACCAGGACGCTTCGCGCGGCGGACAGGTTCCGACGGCGGGCGTCGTGGACGGCCTGTTCTCGGCTGACGGGGCCGGGCGACTCAAGATGTCTGCGGACTTTTTCGAGGCCGCCGCGGTCTCTCGTGCCAAGTTCGCCGACAACTTCTGGGACGACGACGCAACGATCCTCGCCAAGTTCGGTCGTGGCCTTCAGCGCGACGTGGGTCACGCCACCTCGGGCTACTTCCGCGCCGTGGGCAACGTCACCGCTGGCGACACGATAACCATCAACGCTCGTGTCTACACCTTCACCGCCGCCCCGGGTGGCGCAACCGATGTCGATCCGGGTGGCGCCGGGCCGTGGGCTCCGGACGTGGCGATGGCTCGCTTCACCGCCGTCTTGAATGTGGACGCGGGCCGCAGCGTGGACGGCACCGATTGGCCGCTGTCCGATGCCACCAGCGCGGGCGTGTCGATCATAGGCAAGGTCATCACGGGCGGTGCCAATCTCGCCCTTTCCACAACCGTTGCCGTTCCGGGTGCAATCCTGCGCAGCGGCGCAACGACGACTGGATATGCAGCCGCGCAGTCTCGTCAGGTGTGGCAGGGTGCCTACGCGGTTACGGCGGATGCGGTGAATGCGTGGCTCCAGCACGCCGCCGGTCACGGCGGGTCTGTCGCCATCGGCACCGTCGCATCGACCACAGCAGCGCAGCACGTCATGATCTTTGTGCGGGATTCTACCGGCATCATCAAGCTCATCAACACGATGGGCGTGGTGATGCGGCAGGTAAACGCCAACTACTTCGTGGTCGAGTTGGTGGACGACATCGGTGTGCTTGCGGCGACGGACGAGGTTTCTTGGATCGCGTGGAGTTAGTGTGCTAGGCAATAGTGCCCACTAGGAGGATACGACAATGGCAGGGGAAGCAAAGACAGGTCAACTCGGAAACGATCAGGTTACGGGTGGAAAGGTAGCGGCGGACACCCTCGATCTGACGGATATCGGCACGAAGCTGACGCAGGCGCTCGGAGTGCCCGGCAAGGGCTGGATCACCCAGAGCGGATTCAACATCGCAGCGGGGGACACCTACCAGATCGGGGCCGTGACGTTCACCTTTGCCGCCGCCGAAGCCGCACCCGAAGACATCGCCCCAGGCGGGGCGGGGCCGTGGGCTCCGAACGTGGCGATTGCCCGTGCGGTCATCCGCATCAACGCCCACGCAACGTGCGTTGCCGAAGCAGCGGCCTTCGCCGGCAACGACGGTACTTCGGCTGGCCTTCACCTCTGCGAGAAGGCCGTCACGGGTGCTGGTTTCGCCCTGGTGGCCACGGTGGCGGCTGGTGGCAGCGCCGTATCCGCGGCGGCTTCTACGGGTGAGGCTCTGGCGGCCGACAAGACCGTGTTCCACGGGGCGTACGCACTGACGGCGGCCGACATCACCGCTCTCGCCCTCCTCAACGGGGCCGCGGCGGTCATCGGCGAAGTGGACATCGGCTCCATCGGTTCCACGGCGAGCCCAGCCTATCGGATCACCGACGTGTACACGGCCGCCGGCGTCAAGATCGCCGACAACACGCTGGTGTACAAGTGGGTTCAGCACGACGGGAACCTCTGGTCGCTCGTGGTCATGGATCCGGTCGCGGTTCTGGCGAACACGAACGTCATCAACTGGCTGGCAATCTCGTAGACAACGACGAGGGCTCATGGGTGGTGAGATCAAAACGGGTCAACTTCCAGCGGGCTTCGCCGCGGCGCTTGGCGGCGAGATCACGGGCACGAATCCGGCCTTGAGCGCTGCCTCAGTAGTCTATCCACAGGTCGGCCTTCTGCCGCACGGAGTGGCTCATGGCGTTTTCGATGCCACGGCTGGGAAAGCCGTAGGAGTATACGATACCGTGGGCGTCGGCATACCCGACAATGCTCTGATCATTGGGTGCTTCGTGCGCGTGCGCGCGAACTTCACCGGCGGCGCGGGTGCTGCTCTGTCGCTTGGCATTGAGGCACTCGGAGATCTGCGTGGAGCCACGGTAGTCACGGATCCTGTCTGGCAAGCGGGCGTCAAGAATACTGCCGCGAACTGGGGCGTGGCGGGTGTCAAGGAGACCACGGCCATGAGAGCGTTGCGCATGGAAGTAACCGTCAACCCCTTGACCGGAGGCATAGCGGATGTGTTCGCGTTCTTTGTCGTAATGGCTGGATAGAGAATAATGGCGGCGCTGGCCAAGCTGGAGCAGGAGTAGGAGGACTCATGGCAGGCGAAATCAAGACCGGACAGATCGCAAATGCGGCGGTCACGGCGGTCAAGACGGGGACGGATCTTACCACGGCCAACCTGGCGACGAAGTTGCCGGTCATCGTGGGGCGCAAGGGAAACCTGCACGCGCGGTGGGCGGCAGACTCAAACCCAGGCGACACCATCACTGTGACCGTGGGTGCCACGCCTACGGTGTTCACGGCGGTCAACCCTGGCCCTCCGGGACCGGGCGAGTTCGTGCAGGGCGGCGGAGCGCCAGTGACTGCCAACAATTTCGCCACGGCAGTGAATGGCGCTGCTCTCGGTGTCACGGCGGCGAAAAACCCGGCCGACAACGCCGTTGACATCGTGGGCGCAACGGTCGGCCAAGCTCTCGACATCGAGGAGTCTTCTCCGGGGGGGCCGCGCGTCTTCGTGCAGGACGACGGTGACGAAGCCGTCGCGGCACAGGCCACTCTCTACACGGGCGTCCACACATGCACCAACGAGGACGTGACCCGCGACCGCGTGTTCATCAACACCGGCTTGACTTCCATCGCGTCCATGGTCTATCAGGTTCGCTCCTCGGCCACTGGTATCGTGAAGGCACACAACGGCGCGGTGACAATCACGAACGGTCTGGTGGACATTTCCAACTCGGGCGCAACGGACTTCGACAACGGGGACACGATCACCCTCTTCATCGTCGGGGTCTAGTCATGGACCTCACTCTCGCCAACGGCCTGCTCGCGCTCTCCGCTTGTGTTATCGGCGGCGGCGTTGGCCTGCTCGGTGGCATCACGTTGCAGCGGTCATGGGCCGACGAGCGGTTCGTGCAACTTTCAGCGTGCATCAGCCAGCACCGGGAAACCGGCCGCCGCCTTGACGAGATCGTGGTTCGCCAGACCCGCCTTGAGGACAAGGTGGACATGCTGGCCGCCGCAGTAGCCAAACTGCAAGAGGCGTTCGAAAGCATAGACAGGTCCATCGAGCGTCTGCTCGTGGCGAGGTAGGAGGAGGGCTCCGTGGGCAAGAAGTCAAAGTGGGCACTCATCGGTTCCATCGCGTGCATCGTGGTCGGCGTTGCTGCCGCTGTGTGGCCTCCGCTGGCTCCGTTCGCCCTGCCCATCATCACCGTTATCGGCGGGGCAAGCGGCACCGGCATGATCACTCACGCGGTCCAGGACTCGAAGTTCACCGTGTACGACCCCGCGAAGGCCGGCAAGTAGCCATGCCCTCGTGGTACTCGCGCTGGCGGGTCCGGTGCGCAGCCCGCACTATCGCCCGCTACCTCGCAGGGGACACGCGCAGGCACATGACTCTCTCGCGAGCGGGGCGACTACTTTATGTGCGGGATGAGAACGGGGCGCTGGTCAACCAGTGGACGGGTTCGCCAGTTTCTCCGCGATGATGTTCCGCACGAAAGCGGGCTTCAGTGGCGACAACTCGGACTGCGGAATGTGCGAGCCTCCCGCGTCAAGAAACGCGCAACCATACAGCAGGATGTCTCGCTGGATCGCAACGCGGTCCCGGTCCATGCGTTGTCGGATGTAGTCTTTCACCCGGCGCACGGCCCGCTTGACCGCACGTTCCCTCCGCTGCTTCGCGTAGAAGCGCATCCGCTTGAGCCAGCGCCGAGAACGGCCGCCTCGGGTCATGTCCACGTTGCCACATCCTTGATAACCGCCACCTTCTCGCCGCCCCTCCAGAACGCGATCTCGTTGCGCGGTGCGTCCGGGTCCGTGACCACGGGGTACATCGATCCGTTGCAGGTCCACACCAACTGGGTCCGCGCCTCGATGGCGTAGATGGTCTTGCCGTCTTCTGACTTCGCCCACTCGGGTGTGTCTGGCGTCACCGCTGCCCTGTACACCTCGTACACGCTCGTGTGCATGATGATGTGCGTGGCGCAGATGCCGCCGTTGTGAAGCGCGGTTTCGACGGCGCAGAGAGGGTGTAGATCGTGAGACAAGACCATCAGGCAGCCGCTGTTGTGGTACTCAATCATGGCTTCCTCCACCCCTCTGGCGTCCACTCCATATCCACGCCTCGGTTGCGGCAGCGGGCGGACGCGCAGCACGATTCGAACGGGAAGCAGCACGTACAGTGGCCGCCCTCGGGGACGACTTCGGGCGCAGCGGCGTCCCCGATCTCGTCTTCGCCTTCGGGATCGTCGCTTTCGACCGTGACAATGCCGGGCGCGTTGTGTGAATCGACGACAACCCGCACTCTCGGCTGACCCGGCCGCGACTTCGCCAACTGGACCGCGGCGGCAACGTGCGGGAAGTCCTCGGGATGGACGCAAACCGTGGGCACACAACCGGGCGACACGGACAGAACCCGCGCGACGGTGCGCTCTATGTCGAGTCGGGCAACGTCAATGACGTGGGGTTCGTGGCCCGCAAGGTACATCATGGCCAGGCCGCTCAAGGGCTTGTCGTCGCTCACGTACCCTCCTCCGCCAACTCCTCCGGTACGATTGCCGCCTCCAGTTCGTCGAGTCTCGCCAGCACGTACTTGTCCCGCGCCACGCTCGCCTCTCGCCACAGGTCCAGCTTGCGCTCCACGACGGTACGGGTTGCCCCGGCGCGTCGCATCCACTCTCGGTCGGCGCGGCCCGTGGCGGTCAGGTACTCGTCGCGTAGCTTGGCAATCGCGGTCGTCATTGCAGCACCTCCATCTTCTTCGCTGTCGCCGGGTCCACCACGGACAGCGACCGCATGTAGTCGCCTTCGGGAAACGTCGCATCGGCATCGAGAAACGCCTTCATCTCCACGTTCATCTTGTCGAGCGCGGCCTGCACCTCGGCGGGCACGGACGGCTCCAGCGGTTTCCCGTCCGCGTCCGTCAGTGCGGCCGGCGCGTAGTTCTCCGGTGTCAGCGCGTAGACGTGTGGCTGCGCGGCGATGCGGATGTTCATGTCGGCCTTGGCAACCCACACGTCGTTGCCGACCTTGACCGCCACCGTGGCGGTGTAATTCGGATTGAGAATTCGCAGTCGCCGGTGGATTGCCTCCCACTCGGCCTTGAAGTCGGTCAGTGTCTTCTTCTGCTTCATGGTTGTCTCCTGTATTGTCTGGGTGCTATTGGTTGGATACTCCAGTCCGGGTTCGTCGCACGCCTTGCCCACAGGCCGTCGCCGGTGTAGGCGTACTGGACTTCGCTCAGCGTCACCCTATCACCCACCTTGGGCTCTTCCGTGAACGTGATCTCAAAGTGTCCGATGCCTTGCAGTTGTGCCGTGGTCACGATGGCGTTGTTTATGGGACACAGCACGCTCGGAACCATGCAGTACACTGGGCACTTCTCGGGCAACGGCCCGTCTCTGTACGGGCAGTCGGCCAGCGTGCGGGCCGTCACGACCTCCTTCCCCTTCTCCTGCGCCTGCTCGCTGGTGAACATCGGGTCGTTGTCAGTCATGGCTTCCCCTCGCTCGCCTTGGGCAACATTCCGACTTCCCTTCCCGACACCACGCCCGGAGTCGCTACGCCGCACATGATTTCGGGAATCCTTGCCTCGAATCCTCCGTCGCAGGAAGTCACCGCCACCGGGACGGAATACGGCAGCGGCAGTCCGTGATCGTCGAAGTAGTCATCCACGGCCGGCGCTGCCGAGATCCTCACCTCTAAGTGCGGCGCCTCCCCGATTGCGCAGTAGACCTTGGGCGTGTCACCGCAGACCACTTTGCAGTCATCGGGCAGCCAAGGCTTCAGGGCGTCGTACAGCGCCTTCTCGATGTTGTCCTTGTCCGGCTTCCGGGGTGCCCACGAACGCCCGACGCCGTGGACGTGGAGGCCCTTGTTGGGGCCGCGACCGTGGAGGCGAAGCAACTCCTTGGTCCGGGGGAACACCGCCACCACGTCGATCCGTAGCGGGCCGTCGAGTAGGACGCCTCCGAGTACAGGCGCTGCACAGGTGGCAATGGCGGCCATGTAGTTCTCGGTGTCCTTGTCCTTGAATGTGAAGAAGCCGGCGCGGCGTGGGTCGTGACGGACCACGCCCTTGCCACGGGGAACGACGGGGACCGTGAAGGTGTAACTACTCGTCACGTTTCTCCTCCCACACCACCACGCCGTTCTCTCGATGGACCATTCGCATCCAAGGGCCGGGCAGGGATCGGCCGTGCATCATGGCGAAGAATATGCCGGAGTACTCCTCGCCCTCGATGAGATACATGTCGCAATTCGGAACGTAGTGGTTGCATCCGAACCAGCGCCGCACAAAACGCATTGGATCTGCGGCGAACCAGATCGGGTACAGCCAGCGCGGCACGATGCTGCCCTCCGTGCGTCCAGCGCGAAGGAACAGCCGGTAGAACAGCCATTCCCGCAGAGATAGGTCGAGCGTGTCGCTGTGGTTCGGTGGTCGGAACTTCATGGTGTATCCTTCATCAAGGCTTTGACTACTCGCAAAAACTGCGCGTCGCTCACGCGGGCGAGTTGAAAGAGCTTGGTGCCCACTCTCCACACGATGACGGGCTCTGTGCGAAGTGAGCCGCTTCCGGTCCTGTCTGTATCCAGGAAGACCCGGAGGTCAACCCCGGCCAGCATCCGGGGGTGGCGCCATTCCCGGTGGTCGTGCCTGTCGTCTCGGCGCCAACCCATACGACGCAAGGCACGCTCGACATTTCTACGGTTCATCGTGGTCGCACTCCTCGCAACGGACACACGTGGTCATCTGGCAGCACGCGGGCCGCCGCTCCGTGTCGTTCTCGACTTCCTCTCGAGTTGGCCAGTCCCGGCGCGGGTCGGTCAGCCGCTCGACTTCGATGCGCTCGGCCGGCGTGAAGGGCGGATACACGTCGAATGGCGTGATGCCGGTGCGGTCGTCGTCACGTGTCATGTGATGCTCTCTTCCTGGTGTTGGTCTTGAGCTTGAAGAAGGGCAAGAACGTTGTCCTTCCCGACGATATGGACCAGCTCGTCCAGCATGCCGCTATACCAGCCGGTCAGCCAGGCGTAGTTCTTCCCGTCATCCCCCAGACTGGCTTCATAGGCCGAAACTGATCCGACCCCGGTTGGGCGGCGCACGTACTCCTCCAGGCGACTCATGGCTCGTCCCTCCCGTCCGGCTCATCGAACTCGCTCATGCAGTTGCCACCGCGCCGTTCGTGGGCTATCGCTGCGCGTAGCACGAAGGCTG